CTTTAATCCCGTAACGTTCATCACGTGCTAAAACAATAGTATCACCGGTAGTAATACAATCATTTTCCGATCTTAAGTCTCCTCTATAAGTACGTTTGTTTTTAAGCCTATCAGGAGATACGATATACCACTTCTTTGCGAGTAATCTGTTAATGCGCTCAGGGCTATTAAAGGCAAAGTAATATTCCTCGCCCGGTTGTTTTATCTCATCAATTAAAGCTTTAAAAGGACAGGTTGAATCGGTGAACATCAAATCAAAATCATTGTTTTCAAGATCATGTTCCCTAATATCTCTATCTACGGACTTAAACTCATTATTTTTGTCTTGTTTATATTTAATTGCCATTTTTTGACCTCATTTCTTTGTTACGTTGATCTAGAAGCTCCCGATATCTCTCGTAAGACATACCAAAGGCAAGTGCTGCCTTTTTCTCTCTATCGCTTAATTCCCTTGTTTTTGGATCAGGGATTGACTCTCGTGGAGCGCGGCTTCGAACTGCTCCAAAATGTTTAGCAGGAGGACTAGCTGTATCCTGCATTTTTAAATTATCGATATACTCATCAATCATGCCGTAATAACTACCAGAGCCTATTAGATGTTCCTTTCCTCCGGTCTGGTATTTACGATCTAGTTTGGTAATAAAGGATAATACTGAAGCTGCTAGCTTCTCATCATACTCGGGGGCGTTTCTATCTACTTCAGGATTACTTTCAAGCCAGCTATATAACCTATCTTGATATTCCCTAGCTCGAACCTGATTTAGATGCTCTGGTGAGTATTCTTCTTTAGGAAAACTTGCTATTCTAGATGCCTCATTTAAGGCATGCGTCGCCTTTGAAATCTCCGCTGTAGCTCTGCTAACCCCAGCAGCATCGCCGTTTTCTAGTGCTAATTGGAGTCGTGCCTGAGCCATTTCAAGTTCGCTAGCAACATTGTTCTTATAATGAGTAGAACCGGTATTAATAGCAGACGCAAGCATTTGTTCCATTTGTAGTTTTTCTTGATGTAACTGCTCTAACTGCTCGGTAAGCTTTGCTTTTTCTTCACGTTCTTTTTTTAATTTAGACCAGTATTTTTCCTTGTCTTTGTCAGGGGTAGATGTTTTAGCAGCTTTTTCTTCTTTTTCAGGAATATCTGCAGGAATATCGTTTTTATCATCGCTGCTATCTAGAGCTTGTATATCTTCCCCTAAGTCTTTAACAGCGGCTTGCACTTCTTTATCATCACCCTTCTCGTCCTTATTTTCGGCTACTTCTTTTAAAGGCGGAATAGCAGCGTTTAAGTCGCTTGTATTTTCAATATCTATTTTAAACATATTCTTACCTTGATACTTTTGATGGATTATCAACTAGTAGCTTGATTTTAAAATCCTCTACCATAATGATTGGCTCACCCTCATATTTTGACTGCAATGATGAACCACGGGGGAATATGACCCAGTCTCCGGCTTTTACATAAGGGCCGCTTGGAAACTGATCACCCTGATAGCAATCTGGGCCAAGCTTTAATACCATACCGACCATTGAGTTATATTCTAGATCATCAGCAATAGCGCTTGGCGGTTTTATAATTCCTCCTCTTGTAACCTCCTCAACAGGCGGTTTGTAAATAAGAATTAATACATTGATTCCGGTAACGCCAATATTCTTAAATCTTTCTATCATTGCTTCCTTATTAAAGGATTCCAGATCAATTCCTTTGGGTTTAAAATCTTCCGATTTGTAATTAACAATAGCATCGCTTTTGCAATGACTAGTTATAGTTGCTTCATAGTTAGTCATTATTATTATTTACCTCTATTATGTGTCTGTTAAACAGTTCAAGGGCTATATCAAGACCGGTAATTACCCCGACATGATACTTGTAATCCTCTAGTGTAGAAATTGATGCCTGATTACTTAAAATGTTCTTGTACCTATCAATCTCAGCTTCAATATTTCCTATAACGCCAGAAGTAAAAGAGCCTCGGTTATAAATATTATTTCGGTTCATTTACCGCTCCTCCCCATATTTCTAGACTTTACTGCCGCCCCGCTCTTGGTAGCTACATCTTTTCTAATTTTTGCAACGCCACCGGCAGCATATTTGTTGCAGCTTTCGCTTCGCTCTTTAGCCCTTTCCTGCATTTGGCGAGTAGCTAACTCTCTTTTTTGTCTATCCATAAATGATCTCCTCTTTTTCTGGTGTGGATGATAGTTCTGATCTTAGAGCTTCTACTTGTGTCTTTAACTCAGCTTCCTTTGCTTTGTACTCAAGCTTTAGTAATTCAAGTTCGTTCTTAGTACTCATTTCCTGTTCCTTGGTTAACGTATCTATTACTTTTTCCTTCTCGTTTAACTGGAGCTTTAAAAGTTCAATTTGATACTTCTGCTCGGCAAGTTGTTGTTGTTCATTAACTTTTAATTCAGCTAAATACTTCTCTTGTTCCAGTTTTTCCTTATCAAGTTCGATGCTCATTTGAGTTTTGTAGCCATCAGCTTCAATATTTAAGTGAGCTAGCCGTTCTTTTGACTCTACTTCAAGTCTTCGCTGCTCAATATCGGCAATCTGAACCTGCAAAGCTGGGTCTATAGGTTGCTCCTGCTGCTGCTCGGGTAGCACTTCGGGAAGGAGTATTTTATCAATGTCCCCAACACCGAGCGCTTGATATACTTTTAAATATACCTCTCTCATGTTATGTAGTTCAGGGTTACTGCTAGCTAACTTTAAAATACTTTCTGCCTTGATTATTCGCTGCGTAGAAGATTCAACAGACGGATCAGATACGGGTATGACTTGCAAACTCTCTTTATCTAAAGGTAGAGACGGCAAATTGAACATTTTATAAAAAAGTTGTAGCTCGGCGCTAAAGCTACTATGGACTGTCCTCATTATTGCCGATTGCATCCGATTAGATACTTCAAGCAAAGCAATGGTAGTACCAACGGGCGTATTCTGATTATTTTCGGATAATCCCATCTCTGTGCTAGACGCTAATTCCTGTGTCTGAGCAGTTATCCGGTTAATATATTCAAGCAAAGCAGGAGACGGCCCATTATAAGGAAGCGGCATGATTGAATCACGCAAGGACAAATTCCCCGTTTCAACAGTTACAAATTGCCCGGGTAATATCGTTAAATCATTATTAGTAGTCTTTATTCCCTTGGACTTCATCCCTCCCGGGAAATTCTGGAAAATAGCTGCATCAATTGCCATTTGCTGCATGGAAGTTAAGCTCTTCGAATTAGAGCCAAGTATTTGAGCAAGTCCCAGGCCAAAAACATCAAATCCGGGGAATAAATTATAATGAATAAAGCAGTTAATCCTTGTTTTAGTCAGGTCATCTTCATCCCAGTTTGGCGCAAGTGATACGACCTGATTAGTAGTACCGCATCTGGTAATAACATATGGCAAAGGTATACTATAGTCCTCAGATGCATTGTTATTGTCAAAAAAATCATTCAAAACCAGATATTCGTGCGTCTCATAAAAAGGAAAACGGGAATTTGTCGGGTCTACCTGTTTTGGCTTCAAATCGTCTGTTGCTTCTTCGCCTTCGCTGCTACCTATACTATCTAAGTAATCAAGATCAACTTTTGAAAATATTCCACTCTGCATGTTAAAAAGGATTTCTCTTTTTGAGAGATATCTAATATGGGTCAGACGATTTGATTCGGTAATACTTGAGCAGTTATTATCAAATAAAAAGTCCTCAGGCATGATAAACCGGCTCAAGGGCTTACCTGTAATAGGATCGTAGTAGATTTTACGGAATACACACCCATAAAGAATCAGATACAATAAGAACCGATCGTAATCGGGATAAAAACCTTTATCTTCAACAGTTAAATACTCGTTTAAAATATCCCTGACCATCTCGCCTTTTAATTCGTAGTCCTGATCCACGCTTACATCAGTTCTAAATCCTACAGGTCCGGTAGCGGGTAATAATTCAGAGCGAAGAGTTGCCCAGAGCCGAAGAACGCTACTTGAGAAAGTAGTATCGTAAGTCTTAACCTGGGCAGCGTTTCCGATAGAAGAATTGGATTTACGAATGCTCCCGTTATCTCCGTCTTGTATTTCCTCAATTTTAAAGCCGAGCAGATTTTTAGCCTTTTCAATTACATCGAGCCAAGGTGCGCGGTTTTTCTTATCTTTTTTTGTTACCTCTTCAAGGTAAGCAGCTATTTTATCTCTGACACTTTCCGGTATATCATCTGCAAAGTTACTATTAAAGGTAGCATCCGTAGGTGCTAATTCCTCCGCTTCGTTATCCATACGTGATAAAATTTGATCCTCTAAAGATAAAAGAGGATCATCCATTGCTTCGGGAAGTTCTACTTCTTCTGGCAAAATACCCACATCTTCTTCTAGTGGGATTTCTTCCGTGTTATTGTAATAGGTAGGTGTTAAATCTTCCGCTACCGATAAATCAGTAAACGGCACTTCTTTTTTTCGGCGTTTCTGCCTATTCTCTTCAATAA